TTTGTAATAACGCCTTTTGTATCTTTGTATGGAACTGGACTATAACTTTCCTGAGCTGCTAGAAAAATAAGCCCGCTTGCAGATAATGATAAAAGAGCTGCTTGCCATTTATCCATTATCTTGGTCTATATCAGATTCTTCTAATACAGTAATTTTCCCTGATTTGAGAGCCTTAGTTTCTGCGTTAGTTCTTTTAACTAACAACATATAACTTTTATGTTTGTAGTACCAATTAATAAAGAAACCGCAGACTGCAATTACCATGCCGATAATTACACCGATTTCACTTAATGCTAGACCAGCGATTATGCTACCAGTTGCGCCTGAATATTGAATAGCGTTTCCAGCTTGAGCTGCTTTGTCTGCGAAATCTTCTTTATTAACCATGATACTTTAACCTTTCTTAAACTTTGATGTATCTGCCAGCACATCAGCTTTAACTTCTACTGCTGTTGTAACTTCCTCTGTAATTTCTGCAACAGATTGTGCTACTTTTGTAGCACCTAAAGCATCAGCAGGGATTTGGTCTAATGGAGTAACATCAGTATCAAATTCAGTATTTAATGATGGTGAAAATAAAATTGTCATGGTTTTTCCTTTATTAAAATTAACGTAATTCTGACCAATTTACGATTGTCGTAGAGCCTGATGATAAAACAACTTGATATGTTTGTGTCGCAGGAATTATTCCGCTAACTCTAACATTTTGTACGAATCCACCATTGTCAGTAAAGTAATCTGCTACAATTCCATTTACTAACAATGTCAATGTATTACTAGATAAATCAGAAATAGTACATTCTATATAAATAGGCTTGCCAGTTGTATTTGTATAAATAGTATTTAATGTTCTTCCTGATGAAGTATAATTAACATAACTTTGATTTACTCCTAACCCATATTGCAAAGGAGTAAATCCAAGCGCATCAGTTACATCAGTAGAATTAAGTGTAATAGCACCAGTACGAGTGTTAAAACTTGTTACTGAAGAAGCATTAGCATAATAAATATTAGTACCATCACCCCAACAATATTGAGAAGAACTTGGAGCAATTGTTACGCCAGTACCTGAAGGAGTTTTTACTGTTAAAGTAAAAGCACCTGTAGTTTGATTTGAAAAAATCCATTCACCAACTTGTGCAGGGACATTAACTGTAGCATTGGCAGTCAATGTTCCAGTAAGTGTAATAATAGGATATGCAGATTGTAATTGAGTTAAAGTAGCTGTATTACTTACTACTGCAACAGATTGTAAGCCTTCAAATGCAAGAGAAACCCATCCTGCACCACCAGTATCAGGATTGGTAGTATTATTTTCTGCCGAACTTACCCACAATCCATTAAATGAGCTACTTTGTAGCACAGCACCTTTAGGATAACCGCCAATAGCCGTAGAAAATGTAGAATCATAAGGGAAAAATCCTCCTGCCTCTTGCCATTGTTGAATAGCAGTAATCTCATATAAAATTCCATTCATATCACCACCAAAAGGCGGAACACCGCCTGAACCAATAGGCGTAAATGTTAATGGAGGAAATCCATCAGTTAATGATGCTTTACCATTAGTAATCCCAATTTGGGACGCTGTAGGAATACTATATTTATATGTTGAACTTGCTGAGTTAGCAAAAGGTAATGGAATCTTTGAAGGTATATTGGTACTTTGCATTTTTTATCCTATTAATATGTTAATGATACGCTAACGCCAGCAGGTCTAGGAAATACGCCCGAATTATTAACAATGGCGATTTGAACGGCACTTGGTACAAATGTTAAATGATATTGAAATGCCATACCACCTGAATCAATTACATAAGCTGCACCATAAGGATTTACGCCATCACTTGTTCCAAATTCAGCTTGCAATAAAGCATTGATAGAAGGAATAGATAAATTAGAAATATTGGCAGCAGCTTTGACTAAAATTAATCTACGATACTGTGAATCAGATAAAGCATAAGTTGTTGTTGCTGTAGCTCCCAAATAAAATGGAGCTTGATTAAATGGTTGTGGACCAGTGGCTGCTGTTGGTGCAGTATAGGCTTCATCAAAACCTAAATAATTTGATGTGCTAATTTGCAAATAACGTGATACACCTACAATTTGACCCCATATATCTAAGCCATTACCTACCGCAGTTGCTACATTCCAAATTTGAGAATAAAAATTAGCAATATCAATAGATGGGTCGATTGCATCATTAAATGAATTAAGCATTGACCTCAATGTTGGTGAATCAACATATTGACTTAATAAAGTTTCATCCCAATTCATCATACTAATGTTACCGATATATTAGATGCAGTTAATGTTGGAACTTGGTCAATACCTAATGAAACCAATAATGTTGAAGGATTAGAACTTAAACCCAAATAAACTTCAATAACGTTTACATTAGGATTGATTGCATTAATGTTGGCATAATAACGACCCGAATAAGAAGTAGAGCCAATTGTTACGGCTGAACCACCATCTTGACCATTAAATGATTGAATGACCGCATTTTGTACCAATTGAATAATATTCGATGGTAATAATGGATTATTTTGAATTTGAACTTTAAAGTAAACTGGCGTAGAAGTAGGAGTAAGCCAAGTTACTGTATAAGCTGGTGGAGTTGCATAATTCGTATCATAAACTGTATACGATGTATTTCCGTTATACCCAGTTCCAGGTGGTTTTTTACTCCAAATAGCTTGAGCAATTGCAGAAGAAGCCCCTCCAGCTACAGATACTGTAATAGAATGAGCAGCCATAGAATAACTGGTTGCTCCATAAGTTACTGTAGTATTAGATGGATTATCTACCACTAAACAACCAATAACATTAGGAACGGCTGATACAGCACCATAAATAGAACCTAAAGAGTTTACAGAATTACCAGCAACAGAAACTGACCTGCGAGCTTCAAAAGCTGCTCTTGATTCTACTAAATTACCCAACACACCAGCAGACGGATTGGTAATTGTGTTCCATCCTGCAATAGCCGTATAAATTGTATTTAATGCTCCAGCAGCACAAGCAATTGCGCCTTGAGTTTGATTTTGAAATTGAATAGTAACTGTACCCGTAGATGGTATAGTTGCCGTAGCTGTAGATGAATATAAATAACCGCTAGTATCTTGCGCTACAGAACCAGCAGGAATAACAGTACCAATAGCACCTGTGCAATTACAAGATACGACTGTACCAGCTCCAGGGATTCTAGTAATAAAATAAATTTCACCGATAGCATCTTGCCATATTCCTGAAGCCATTGATGGATTAACTTGATTTGCAATATAAGCAATTTCATTATTTTTCTCACCAATAATAGCCGTTTCAGATTGTGCAATTTGTCCTTGAGGTGTTTGTAGTGATGGATTTACGCCACCGCCAAAAGCAGCATTAATATCGGCTTGAACTCCTGCTAAAATATCTGTTTCAGCAGGTAATACTGGACTGCCATTTACCCAAGTTATTTGTGGGACATTAGTTGTCATATAGTTTATCCAAAGGCTACGTTGTTAATTACACCATCTGTGTCAATAATTTGTATTTCACCTGAAAGAACACGATTAGTGAAAGATGTAAATGTTACTTTAGTTTTTGAAACATTAGGAATAGTAAATGCAGCTTCAGTAATTTTTTGGTCAACAAATTGTAAAGGTGGAAATTTACCTAAAATATTTTGCCAATATGGAAGCCCTAAAGAATTATCATACCAACACTCACCGACAAACGTTCTAACGGCAGAAGCAACATCTTGAGCAATAGAATAAGGCGCACTAGCAAGAGCAATATTTCCGTTTACATCAAGCACAATATCCCATTGTGCTTGGTCAAGAAGTAAACTATTTTGAATTATTGTCATATATCACCTTACATTGAATTGCTTGGAGTTCCAGTATTTCCACCTTGTGGGTCAGAATGAGTATGGCTATTGTATAGACTACGCATTTGAGCCATCGAATGAGTATTAGTATTATAATTGTCTATAATATCGCCACTGACCTTTAAAATTGGTGTGTTCATTGTAACATTACTTGACGCATTTACGACTGCATTTGGAGCATTTACAGTTACTTTTGTTGGTGAAGTAATAGTAATTCCAGCAGAAGAAAATTGCACATATTGAGTAGGTGCTGCGCCAATAATAGTCATCAAATAAACCATGTCGGACATATCATGTTTACGATTTGAACCAGGGGCTGATACTTTGCTTGAGTTTTGAACTGTTGATATATCTCGGTCACAAACAGAAGCAAGTCCAATATCACCAACAACAGGGTCTAAAATAATTCCGTTAGCTCCGCCTTGTATTCTCATATAAGGTACGTTATGAATAATTCCATGCGCCCAAATCTGACCTGAGCCATCTACTGAGCTAACCATTGGTTGAACATCTACAGTTCCAATAGGTGAAACTCCACCTGCGTTAGTCACAGAAATTACTTGAACAGGCATTGACGTTCTAACTCCTGACAATGCTGTCTTGATAATTAATTGTAATCGACCAATTTCAGAAGCATTGTCTGCTGAAACGTAATTGGTTTGATAATTAGTTGTTTGCGACATAAGGTGGTGGAGCTAATGTAGTTGTTGTGAACCATGGACCATCGGGCGTTAATGTGCTAATTTCATGAGCAACGCTTTGTATTGCAAATGTTCCGTTCGCTTTAGGAAGTGAAGTTGTTATTTTCATTTGCCTTCCATTAAGAATTTGTGGATTAAATTCAGATTT